TCACATCACGAATTGAGCGGCCCGTTTATTTAGTGGCCCGCTGAAATTCTCAGTGGTCACATGTGTGTAAGTGGCTAGGGTTATGGCGACATTGGCGTGTCCCAAGATTTCAGAGACGGCCTTTGCTGAAACACCGTCGTTAATCAATCCCGTTGCAAGCGTATGCCGAAAGTCGTGCCACCCACTCAGTTTGATTCCCAATTCACGCGCTGCTGGCTGCACATACCGCCGCAGAGCATTACCGGGATTAACCGGGCTTCCGTTCCCAGCAGTAAAGACCCACTCACTTTCACGGCCAAGAGTTTTTAGGCGTGCTAACAAAACAGCGGGCACAGGCAGAGAACGCTTTGACTTGTCCGTTTTGAGTGTATCGGCCTTACCTTCGTAAATGCGCCGTTGCACATTCAACATTTCGCCGTCAAAGTCAGACCACTTAACCGCGACCGCTTCCCCGATTCTCAGACCCGTGAGTGCGAGAAAGATAATCAGCGTCGCGTAGGGTTCCTCTAACTCGCCTGCAATCGCCGTCACTTGTTCTGGCGTCAATACATTGCGGACGATCTTCCGGCCCGTGCCGAGAGGCAGTTTCACCCCGATGCACGGGTTTTTCTCCAGCCATCCATGTTCAACAGCGAACCCTAGAACAGTGCTGAGACTCGAACGCAATTCCCGAAGGGTGTTTTTAGCGTACATCGCACCTTTGGCCGCTAGGAATTTCTGTATTTCATATCGGTCAATAGAGCTAATCGGGATTGTTCCGAGTGTGGGCAGAATGCGCGAACGGAGAGAATGGGTGTAGACGTTCGCGGTTGAGTGTTTGAGTGTCGGCACCACAGCACCTTGCCAGCGTTCCACCAGCTCATTCAGATTCATTTCCGTTTTTGGCTTGCTGCTGAGTGTCATGTGCTTTTGCAGTTCTTGGACTGCGGCATGTTTGGTGGGCAACTGCGCCAGCGTCCCTAATCTAACTTTGCGCTGCCGTCGCACCACAGTGCCGTTCGTTTTTTTGACATCTTCGCGGAACACGCCGAACCACACTTTCGTTTTGCCGAGTTTGAATACACTACCGTTCTGATACCGTCTCTGAGTCGGTTGCATTGTTGCCTCTCCCAGAGACTTTCCACCGCCGTGAACAATACCAGTAAAATTGCGTAGCAGCAACGGAGAATCGAAACGTACAAGGCGACCAACGCGTACACAGGGCAGTTCATGGGCGTGGCGACGCACCCACGACTGGGAAACACCTAAAAATTCTGCGGTCTTGCTAACGTCAAAAAGCTGCGCCGAAGCAGGAATGTGCGCAGGTTCGCGCAGCGGTTCAAGCTGTGATTGCAATGTGGAACGACCTTAGGAATTAGACGGTGTTTGTTGTTGCGATTTAATCTGCAAATCTGTAATCTCTTACAAATGGCGAACGAAAATCAGACGCCCGCGCCGACATCAAAGCCCCCGGCCAACAACCCCGGCAGTAATCTTCCGGCGCGTAACCCACGAGTCCTAGAGCGCGGCGTACCTCCTGGCAATGTCGAAAAGAGAAACGGCTAGCAAAAGCCACGCAGCTAACATCAAGAATTCGGCTTTGCGAATCGCAGCTGTTTTCTTCTGGTAAGCTACGTCTAAAGATTCGTGGACTCCCCACATCGTCAAAATGTGATAACGGCGCAATCTCTCGCCGGATTCTAAGCATTCTTTCTTCATCCATTCATCCGGTGAAAGCCAGTCCGTCTTTTTTAAACGTAGGCTTAGCACCGCAACAACAGCAGCGAGGAACAATAAGGCAGTGGCTACCATCGGAAGTAGAATATGCCAACTGTGCTCATTGCCAGCCCACATTTTTGCAGTGGACGCCAGAAGCGCTACAACCCCACCGGCATATCCGGCCATTGCGCCAGCCTTGGAGTCGGATTTATTTAGACGCTCAACGGCATCATGGAGCAAGGTCTGCCCAAATGAGTAGAGTTCATCTGTGACCTTTGTGTCTTCGTATGAAGCTAGTCGCTCTCGAACTTGCTGCTCAGAAATGTCTGTTGTCATTTTCGCGATCTCCTTTTCGTCGAAGTTTATATTACCCGCCGATTGTTTAAAGACCCTGTACGACCGCCGCTTTACCGCAGCGTACCGCGCATAATCCCGCTGTTCTCCGCTGCCCGTTGTTCTTTCACTTCGGGGCATAGCCACAACCGAATTCGTGTGTCCTCTCGCGGTTGCTCACTCCGTCTATTGCGTTGCTGCCTGATTTTCTTTTTCTCTGAGTGGTGCCGATGCCGGGACGGGCGCAAGTGTTTGGAAATTTGATGCAGCCCAGCGTTACGCCACGCCTTGCCCAGCATCTCGCGCAATTCCGCGTCTGCACTTACTACGCCGCGCTCCGCTGATTTTTCCGCTGCTACGTATCGCGGCCAAAGGCCCGTACCGGCCAAAGCACGCGCCGCGACAAGCCAACGGCTGCACCTGTATTCTGCCTCTCTCCAAGAAACAGGCCAGCGTGGTTCAATGGAGTACATCACAATGTCAAACACGGCATCGGGTGCCGTAGCAACCGCGTTAAGAGATGCAACCACCTTCGCCGAGTCCGGTTCGTCAATCAAGGCCAGCGCCGCATCCGCTGTGGCTTCTTCCGCGCTGTACACGGGTAGCGTAGGAATGCCGGTGCGCGGTGCGCGGTAGGGTTCCGCTTCGTCTTCCGCGTCTAACTCTGGTGAGTAAGAAAAATCCTCTGGAATAGGCTGCGGGGTGAGCGTGGCCAGTTCCGTTGCGTCTTCGATGAATGCGGACAATGCCATGATGCGGGATTCCTTTCGCGGGTCGGAAATAAAAACAAAAATAGCGCCCTACACACGGGCTGTTTTTCCACGGTGTAGGGCGATGTCCGAATTGTGAATTTCAGAAATGCTTAGGCGTGGGTCTGCAAGTAGACTGCCGGGGTGAATGTGCCAACGGCCAGCAGCTTTGCGTCAAACCGTTGTGAGCACTGCACCAGCACTTGCCCAAACTCCACGTAGGGTGTAGCTTCGCGCTGCACTACGATCTGCAAAGGCGTGCGCGTCACAATGTACTGGCTTAGGTCGGCCAGAATGATGCTCTTAGAAGACACTGCAATATCCGGCAAGCTAGGACAAATCGAAATCGGTTTACCGTACAGCACTTCTTTGTCGTCAACAAAAGAAATCAGCGGCGCAGTTGTGGTGTCCTTCAATTTTTTAAACACGCCGTAAGTCTTGTCATTCATCAACCAACGGCACGCCGGGGAGTTGCGAGAGATGCGGTTAAGTGAGTAGTAAACCGATTCGATGTCTACCGCGCTCACTACGCCGCTAACCGCGCTGGTAGCGCCAAGCGAAGCCGCCGTAAGCAATCCCTGTGGTGCCGTGGTGCCGTTTCCGTTAATCAAATCAGCGCCAACGCCGCGTGCCATCGCAACGCCGAACACCTGTCCCAAAATCGTCTGCACCAGTTCAAAGCTGTCTTGCATCAATTCGATAGATACGGGCATGTTAAGGCTGCGGTACGTGTACGACGGCTTAGACACGTTCGTAATTGCCACGGTCGGAATGGTTGAAGGCGTGGTCTGCCCTGATTCTGCAACTATGGCCGCGCTTACTCCGGTGTAGTCCACTGCCGGGACAGGGAACGGCCTTCCGTGATCTCTGTCCACAAAGCTAACCGCGCTTGAGTCAAAGATGCCATCGTATTGCTTCATTTGCTGGCGAATAATCGTGCTGAAATCGAAGTCGGAAGGAACGAAAAACGCGCCGCTGCTGCCGGTCGTGCTATTCATGGCAGTACCGCGAATCTCCGCTTCCCGCTCGGCGGTCAGAATGCCGCCTTTGGTATACATCCGCGCTTCCTGCACTTTGTTTTCTGCCAAACGTGCGCGTGTCACGCCGCCGTGAACCAGGAAATTTTGCAATTCTGCTGTGTCTTTTGTGCGTTGTGAAGGTTCTTTGTAGGCTGCGCGCCGTGGCACTCCTGCCTCATCCGAAAGAGCATTCATGCGCTCAATAAACTCGTCGTTGGTGCGAAGGTTCGCTATCTTGCTAAGAATGGTGTCAACCCGCTTTAGTTCGCTACGTGATGCGTTGGGGTTGTTAACAATGGCGTCAGCTTCGGCTTGCAGCCGGGTACGCTCAGAAATGATCTGGCTATCGGTCAATGTTGTTTCACTTTTTCCGCCGTGCGGGAACCGCAGGCTATGGACTAATCAAGATGTGAGTTACGTGGAAGACGCTTAGGTGGGAGTTACAGAAGTGCTAATTTTGCTTTGGTAACTTTGCGGTGTGCAGCAAGGCGTTCCGCTTCGGTAACTTCGTCTGCACTCTGTGCAGTGACAACGGTAACCGCTACGGGTTTGCGTGGCTTGACTTTGCCGGAACGAATTTCCAAAATCTTTTTTCTAAACTCAGGTGGGCAGGACGGCGGTAAAGAAACTGCGCTCCGCACTGCAAACTGCTCTTTCATCTTGTGGCCTTTCTTCGTGGCTTGAATTTGACTATCATGGATTTTCTCGCTTGTGCAGCGCGTCGTTTGATTCGTTTAAATTCCTTCGCATTGCATACCTGCAAGTAGAGGGTCTTCCAAACGGTATCGCAGTTTTCGTCTACCACGCGCCTGTGCTGTATGCCGCGAAGCTCTAGTGTGTGGTCATAGACGAACTCTGCATAGCCTGGGTCATGCGCCTGCATTTCAAACGCGGGACGCGGTGAATTATTCGGCGCTAACATCGGTGGATAGGTAAGCTGGTGAGCAAACCGGGGAAACATCGGTAAGACTCAGGTCTACAACTTCCCTGATTACTTCGTCCGGGTCTACCGCTTCGGTGCCTGCGTAGTCACGCCCGAACATCCAATTATCAGCAAGGCAATAGAACCCGAAGCTGCATTGCGATACGTTGCCCAGCCGCACGTTTTCCAGAATGTCATTTCCCGCCGTGGTATTCGGCGGTGTGCATTCAAACGCAAGGCCCGTGCCGTCATCTTCCAGCGTGAGCGTTCCGGCTGTGTTTCTGCCCAAAATCAAGTTGCTATCGTGATTGAATAGGCAGACCACATTGGGGTCTTCCTGCAAGGCCCGATGGAATGCTCCGAAGCGTATAAACTCGCGGAAGCCGCCTAGGTCTTGCGAAAGGCTGTTGTACTTAGCAGCATGGCCGCGAATTACCTTCGGGTCTGCACCAGCCGCGCTGCGTTTTGTGGTTAGATTCGCCGCTGAAAATCTACGTTCCAACATGGAATTAGACTCCAACGCCCAGCCGTTGCGACTCACGCACAAATTCTTGGTAAATGGCTTTGGTTCCGGCTACGTCCGCGCTCTGGTAGACCACTACTGATTTTGTCACGGTCTGGATTCCGTCAACATCTTCAAAGTGGTTAATGGTGATAGTTGCGCCGTTCTCGTCGCTATCGAATTGAAGTTGTCCGTTCTGCATTTGTGTTCCGTCCTTTGTGAGATTGTGATTTTTATTTAGAACGCTTCGTTGCTATAACGCCGTGCGCCGGTCGCTTTATAACGCCAGCCAAATGCACGCCACACGAAAAACGATTCAGCGGGCGACGGGCGAAGGTGATCTAGGGCAGACAACGCAGCGTGCGCCGCGCTTTCATCGAATCGAAAAGGAAAATACGATTCCTTTTCAAGATTGGCGCGTTCCTCGTTGTGTTGACAGGCCATAACGGTTACGTCGCGTCCTGCCTCAAAAACGGCACTCTGTACGTCCTGCGCGAACTGCTCTGGTACTGGTTTCATCGGCGCTCTTTTCTTTAAAAATAGGTTAGGTAGTCGCATGTTCTGCGTAGTCCTGTAAAATTCGCGCACGATGCGCGGGTTCCAATTTGTCTTCCACGTAGCTTGCACCATGGCCAAAATAAGCCTCTTTGTCATACAGAAAGCCACGGCCAATGGGATTAGACTTAAATCCCTGCGCGTGTTTTGCATCTACCTGGGCTTGCAGGCTTGCGCGTGCCTGTCCTATGGTTGCCGCTTTGCGTGGCGTACCAATGCGAAACGCTTCGGACACAAGCCGGAAAAACTCGTCTTCCGCGTCGGTAAGGTATGGCCCGTTGTGCAGGTATACGGCTGCAAATTTAGTCCAGATAAAAGTTTCGTCTTTTTTCGTTGGGCGGTAACTATCGCTTAGCGGCATGTTCCTTTTCCAGTTCTGCAAGCAAATCGAACCCGCCGCCCTCATCTTCCGGGTTAGGCTTTGCTGGTTTGATCCGTTCCCTTGATGCCGGGGTCATGCCTAGCTGTCTGAGAAATGTCAGCAGCGTTTTCGCTTCGGTCTGTACCAGCTTTAGGCTAGGATTATCTCTATCTATTTCAACTTGCGCACCGTGCGAGTCCAGCACCTTAACCTTAATTCGCTGCCCGTTCTTATCAAGGTCTTGCTGTGCAATGATGAACCGCGAATAACTGCAAGCGTACAGCGTGAGCGCCTGCTCATCCGCAGGGGATACCGTGCCACGCGCTGCCAGATGCCCAGCCACGCGCCGGAACTCGCGCCGCGCTGCCTTGCTCATCCAACTAGGCGGTCGTGGCGTACCTGCTACGGTTTCCGATGCTTTTGCACGGCTTTTCCTACCCGAAGCGCCTGTAAGGTCATGGTATTCTGAGGTCTTCTGATTCATGGCAATAGTCTTCCGATAGGTGCTCTAACTAGCACAAAGTAAAGGCACTTACAACGCTGGTAAACTAGGCACTAACCACGGTCTAACGCGCTGGTAACTCCAATGGAATCAACAACTGTAAGTAAAAGCGTAGTAAAAGCAAGGGCAGGAATGGTTAATAATGGCGAATACGGTCAAGTAACCATTGCCTTTATAGAAAAAGCGACCGCCCTACCATCTGTTTACTTCCGACAAGCTACGGTATAACGAAGTGAACACGCTCTGGTAATGGCAAGCCTTGTTCTTCCAGCCGTGTTTTGAATGAGTGGTCGGGCTGGCAGCATCCGGCTAGGTTGCTATACTCATCCGTTCCGCCCTGTGACTTGGGTGTGATGTGATCGACAACAGTGCTTAGCGACCGCCCGCCGCATACCCAGCCATATACGCATATTGGGTCACGCGCAAGGATGGCAGGACGTGTGACTTCTCGCCAGTGATAACCATAGCCACGCGCCGCGCTTGACCCTCGATTACGGTCATACTCTTGCTTTTGTTTCTTGTCTACGTGCTGGTGATCTGCGCAGTATCCCTTTGGCACACGCTCTGGACATCCGTAGGACTTACATGGCTTCAGCGGGGCAAGTGGTGACACTATGGCTTAACCCATTCGGCGGGCGCTTGGAACTTGCTACGATCTTGCCACGCTACTAGGTCTGCTCTGACATACCCGGCCATCTCTGCCATTTGCCTAGCAGTGCCATTGCAGAAGCGCCATAGTTGCTGCGGTTCCATAGCAACGCCTTGAAACTTGAGCATACCGTGTTGCTTCTTACTGGTACGCAGGATGGCTTGCGCAGCATGAGGGCCAAACGCTCTTAGCCACATTCCCCATTGATATTCCGGCGGTAGTTTCTCCGCGTCTGTTCCAATAGCGGACAACCATAAACACTTGAGTGCTTTCTCATCTGGCGTTAATTCCATTGTATTAGTCCTTTGGGATGGCCAGCGCCGATGCGCTGCGGTACTGCTGTGCGTTCGCTGCGGTAGTTGCTAGGGGTAATACGGCGGAATTGCTTATAGGTCAAATCAGAGCGCACACGGTGCAGTTACAGCGGATAAATTAGCAGCGCGTCTCGGTATGCTTGCGCTGCGTCAATCTCCAGCGCGAATCTGCCCAGTTGCACAGTCTTGCCTTTGCTGTGAATAGTCGCTTTGTACCGCTTGCTTCGATACGGTGAGTTATCAACGTAAACGCCGGGATAAACGCTGGAAATGGGCTTGCCTTTGCGGGTCTGCGTTTTCTTGCGCCGTGGCATCGGGAATCCCTTATCTGCCAGTTAAAACCACATGAACCCGATAGCTATTTCCGGCTATTGGCGTTCCAACAAACTGCAATCCCATTGTGGCAGACTGTACGGAAAAAATGACCCAAGCACCGGCTGGAGATGAAATTCCGACAGGTGTAAGGCTTGCAATCCAGTTGTTTGCCCAGCTTCCGTCCACAAATGTGAGCGTCGCGGTAGGGTTAGCCGCTTGTCCCGTTCCCGCCGAAGCAATAGTTAAATCGAAGGCGTTATCCTGCCCAAAGATGTTTGAGACCGATGCAGTAGTACCCCAACCACTTGATAGTGCAAATGCGCCGCCCGTAAGTTGCGTTCCGTTGCCGGATGTAACACGGCGAAGTACAATATCACGTACTTTCTGGGCTTGAAGCGATAGTCCACTCCAGTACTCAAGGTTCATAGTTCCGGCGGGCTGTGCAACAAACGATTGTCCAAGCAGCCCCGTTACAGAACTGGAAACAATGCTGGTAATCGCCGTCCGCTGAAACCAATCGCGGATGTAAATATCATGTGTGGAATTTGCCGTGGCCTGTGCCACCGTGATTCCGTTGCCCGCTGTCGGCGCTGCACCTGAGGTATTTACGTCATGAAACCAGATTCCGTGCGCGTCGTTGATGGTCGCATACGGCCCAACGGTCGTTAGCCCGGCCCCGCTCTCGAAGTGCAAGCCGTTAAATTTGATACTTCCGAGCTGCCCGCTTCCGTTGCCGTCAATCTTTAGGTCGGGCTGATTGTTACCTGCGTGCTGAATTTGACAGTCGGTGAAATTTATAGATTCCAGGCCAGAAGTTGCACCGCCGCATTGAATCGTAACTGCTGGCCCACCCGCTGTAGCATTTCCGCCATCAAAATTGCAGTTATAGAAGTTCACGTCGCTGGTAAGCAAGAGCGTGCCGGTTGCTGGTGAAGTGAGAAACAACGAAGAACCGCCGCCACCATTGAATACTGTGTAAATGTCTCTGAAGTAGCTACCAGCGAATATCCCTGATATATACAGAAGACCCTTGGCAACAGTGCTTCCCGTATTAGAACGCAGTGTTAGATTCTGTGCAGAGCAAAATTCCTGCGTTCCGTCCTGCGGCCAGTTCGCAATGATCGACCGCACTGTGCAACCACTTTGTACGGTGAAATTCGCTTGGTCGCCGTTACCAACACAACCACCCGCGCCAATTCCAGAAATGTTTGAGCCGTTCCAAATGCGAATAGCATCCGTAGTGCTGCTACTAATCGTGGTGATTTGAAACCGCGTGTTCGGATTGATAAGCAACGTGACCGGCTTACCCGCAGCCCCAATGTCTAGCTGCGCGGAGATAGTGTGCACGTTTGCACCTAGTCCGGTTGCATCAACGATGCCGCCCGCAGCGGGTAGCGCCGCAATGGCCGACGCAATCCACGCCCCGGCGTTGGAACCCGACCAACCCGCAGTGTTACTATTGTCAACCATCTGAACGCCGTTGATGGCCGTGGCGGTCGCTACGCCTAGCGCCGGGGTTACCAGCGTGGGTGACGTAAGCGTTGGCGTTGCAATCGTAGGTGACGTGTCGTGTACAACCGTGCCTGTTCCGGTGTTGCCGTCAGAGAGGTCTGCACTTGACAAGGTGATTGAACCAACCCTGCCCGCTACGGAAAACACGCCGCCCGCGCTGCACATGATAGACCAATACAACGTATTTGCCACGCTGATATTGATGCTGTTCGCAATGGCAATGTAGCTGCTACCAGCCGCCGAAACAGCGTCGTTCGGGGAGTAGTTAGCAACGCTAGACCACGCGCCTCTCCAGTTTATGCGGCCTTGGCTGTAGTTTACAGGCCCGAAGTCCATTCTCGAATCCATAGTCACCGCCCCTTAGAGAATCACCGAAAACAGTTCGATGGTAGACACTACCCATTGATTGTCAAAAAACAAAGTAAGATCGTCCAAACTATCTTCCGCAAATTTCACGCGAAAATCGTAAAAACCGTCCCAAGTAAGCACCGCATTCGCAGCGGGAGCCACGTTGAAGGTAACGATTCCTGTATTGCTGAGTGAGTACGCAGAGGTTGGCGTTCCCGAAACCGAAACCACTATCGGCCCGTTTGGATTTTGAACTATATCGACATCGCCATCTGTACCAATAGGTCGCACAAGTTGAAACGTCTTGCTTACAGAATCACCTACGCCGAACTGAGCCGCGACTGCTTGGTAATCGGAAGGATCACGCAAGAGAAAATTCCCGCACTTGCCTTTGGCCCTGAAGTGCAACGCTAGCAACTGTGAAATTGGGCTAGTTACGTCATCTGCTCTTCCAAGAACTTGGGGCAGAGAGATGACAAATTTCCACTTCGGAAAATTCGCTCCGGCTATCCAGACACTTCCCTGGAAAGCTGTTGTGAGTTGTTCTATAGTGTTCCAGACGGGAGTTTTCTTCATTCCGAATGCTGGTGATAAGGTAATGGACGGCACTAGCTACCTGCCTTGGTGCTTCCCGCGTTCCCATCCGCGCCCGCCGCGCTTTTAAGTCCTGCAAGCAACCATGCAATTCGCACCTTGTCGCCTTGGCATTCGCTATGCAGCGTGAGCGAAATAACTTCGTTGTCTTCGTCTTTGGCTATGAACTTCATTTATCTAATCCTTTGCACACGCTGTGCGACGATCTTTGTTATTGAAAAGTGAAAAGCGCCCGCCGTACAAGCTGAAGGAAGAGGACAGCAAATACGGCGGGCATATTCCCACGGGTGCGTTTGTTCCTGCGGGAATGTTTGGCGGCGCTCATCCGATGCAGCGCACAATGTGCGGGTGCCACTAAGGTAGCAATCGGGTGCCGCTCAAATTGAAAATAGAAATCTAAAACTCATCCGGCCCGCAGCCATCATGCTTCTTGCGGCCTATAGTGCGACAATCGTCGTCATCCTCGCGTGGTGGCTCTGCTTGCTCATGGATTCCCGGCGGTGTGCCTTGTCTGCCATAACTAGGCAGGATGCCTTTGCTTGGCAAGAAATCACCGATGGTGGACATATTTGTCAGCGTGCGCAGTACCCGCGCCGCGTTGTATCTCACAATCTGACAAATCCACGCTGCGGCCTTGTTCGCGCTGGCGAAAGTTACCTTACCATCCGCGATCTGTTCCAAAGCGGAAACCATGCTTTCAGAAACGCAGTCTTCCGCAAGGCGATAACGCCCAATGGTACGCATAGCGATAGCGCGGCATGTGCCGTAGTTACTGGCGACGATTTCCCGCGCTTCGTCCTTCGATAATCCCTGCACAGTAGATATGTCGGAATGGCATTTTTTGATTCGTTTTGTAGAAACTTTATTTTTTAGATCTTTTTCGCGCTTTACACACGGTGCGGTTAGCTTCGCCAGTGCCACGCGGATACGACGCGGCAACCGTGGCAGCTCGCACGGTAGGTAACCCGGACTACCGTCTACAGCCGCGCTTTGCCAGATACGCCACCGATACAAATCATTTTCGATCTGCTCTGCCATCCGCCGCGCTTCATATTTGGTCATCTTGGATGCCGCTTTCAAACGCCCGAATACGGCTGTGATCTCCGCTTGTTCTTTAAAGTCTGGTTTCTTAGTGGTCATTGCGTCACCTGTGTTTCTGCCTTCAGTTTGTCCAAAGATGCCATTGCCTTTATTACATTCAAGCCCGTGCGCTGCATTACGAGGTCTAGCAGTGTTTCGCCGGTGCCCGCGCCGCATGAGTGGCAGAAATAAATGCCGTAGTTGTTCTGCGCGCCGCGCTTCGCTACGTTGATTGCCAGCGTAGGAACGCCACGACGTTTCGCATTCGCGCCGTTGCACATCGGGCAGGTGCCCAAGTGGTCGCCATTGCTGCCCAGCTTGAGAGCATCGGGCGTTGCGCCGTTCCATATTGCCGCCGCTGCCCAGCGCAGCAAAAGGTTGTCGTCATAACTTTTGCGCCGCGTTGTGGCCTTGCCTGTTTGTTGTTCTGTGATCTCGTAATATTCCAGTGGCAAGCTCTGCGGGTCGCTTGGGTTTGTCAGCGTCAATGTGATCGTGCGTTTATTTGGGCTGTTGTATTCCAGAAAATGCCTGTGTACGCCGTCAACTGGATACAGCACATAGTCAAGTGCCGCGCTCATGGTTTCGTTGCGGGCGATTCCTGCTAACTTCCGTAACTGTGCAACCGGCACAGTGATTTCTCTCTGCCCTTTCAGGTTGCAAAGCCGCACAGCCGCGACGTACACGGCCAGCGGTGCGCCGCGTAGCTCTGCCAGATAATCAATCGTGCAGGATGGCAACGCGAAATAGGGTTCCTTCAACTTGCACAGCTTTGCGCGAAGTCCTACGCGTAACCTGGCCCTCTGGCCCGGAACGTAAAGCCCCTCGCCTTTCGAGTCGCACAGTTGCCAGTCCACGGCATTAAATGCGCCGGACTCGCTGCGGTTCTGTTCTCCTATGGTCGCTATCAGTCCTTTGGTTTTTAATCCGGCAATGGCTGCTGATATTTTCCTTGGCGCGTAGCTGGTAAGTGTTGCGACATCACGCACCGTCAATTCAAATGCGCAACCACTCTGGTAATTGCTTGCTCTGGCACATGCGATTAAATATACGGCCAGTTCTGCGTAGGTTAGTTGTAATTTATTCTTCTTGAAAACGTGCGTCGGCACAGCGAAATTAGGAAGAGAACCCCACAGCGTGTCTACCAACACAAAACACCTGTAACTTGCAGCGGGGTAAGTAACTGAATAACTAACAACACTCCTGAATAAATACTACTGCTATACACATAGGTGCATATGATGGAGATGGTGTTTTTACGTAGCGTAAGCCGCTGAAAGCATTGAGCAATGCAGAGCGACGGTATGCCCGAAATTACAATTAAGATGTAAAAAAGGGCATACGGTGATTGGCGTAGGGTTGTCCCTGTCATGGGTTCTGTCCTTCTACCGCAGGTTTGCGCGGCCATCCTGCACAAAGCGTGCAAGGGTCTTCTAAATTGTGATCGTTGCCGGGGCTGGATTTGACATGTTGCGCATACACGCGCTGGCATATCGTGCTACACCGTCCGCATCAAAGGGTTGTTCGCCCGTTGCACGGCGCTTCATTGTGGCTTTCTCCGCTGTTCGCCGCGTTGCCCGCTCACACACGGAACTGCCGAAGCGATCTACCCAGCCGTAAAACGTGGTGAGGTCGGGCGTACCTTCGGGAATCAGGCTGGCCCACAGTTCGCGCAAGCGGGTTGCCGCGTCACGACGCCTTGCCATCGCGCCGGGGTCTTCAATGAGTGACGCTGCGGGTTGCGCAATGCGCGTGTAGGAGTTTTCACGATCTACGCGGGCAGTATTCGCCGCGACGCGCCGGGAAATGTTGCGGGCGATGTATGGGTTATGCAT